CAGTACACTGCGCCCACCACCGCTACGATCATTGACAAGATGACCGCAATCAACTACAGCGCTGCGGTCCGAACGATCAGCGTCAACATCGTACCGGCGGGGCAGACTGCGGCGAGCAGCAATCTGGTCGTGCAGAGCAAGTCGCTACAGCCTGGCGAAGCGTACACATTTCCTGAGATTGCAGGGCACATCCTGACCTTGGGCGATTCCATCTCAACGCTTGGCAGTCTTGCAGCGTCTATGAGCTTACGAGTTAGCGGCAGGGAGATATCGTAATGAGCTTTTTTAAAGATTTAGAAGATTTTGCCAAAGGCTTTGTTACGACTGTTGGCGGAATAGTTGACGACGTAGGGTCAGCAATTGCGCGACCGCTTGGTGTTCATCCGGACGTAGTTAAAGTTGCTGCTGCCGCGCTGGGGATGTATTACCAAGCGGGAGGTTTTGCTACTGCGGCAGGGGAAGCGGTGTCCGAGGCGGCAGCCGCTGACTTGGTTGCGGCTCACGGTGCAGAGGCGCTTGCGGTTATGGGGGACGCTTCCGCAGCCGCCGAGCTTGCTGCTGCTACAGGCGCCGCGCTGCCCTCTGGCATAGACCCAGCGATGCTTGCGTCGCAGTTGGCCGCTGAAGGTAACATAGCATCTGCGGCGCATATTGCGTCTACCGCAGGCGTTTCTACCGCGCCGATTGTTGACTCTTTGATCGCAAGCGGTCAGTACGACGCTGCGGTGCAATTGACGATGGCTACTAACCCAATGGAACTTGGGTTTGTAAACCAAAACATTGGCTTGGCAAAAACTGCGGCTGAAACCGCCACCGCGTTCCCGGTCGCCACCTCGCCGCTGGCGACGATGGGCGGGCCGAACATCTTGATGGACTTCCCAGCGAACATGATCGATGCGTCGCTAGGACAGTCTTACAACGCGCTTGGCGTAGGATCGGGGGTTCCTGCGGCTGCGGGGACAGTGGGGGCTGCAAATGCTTTGACAATGGCGGATCTTGCTGCTGCGGACGCCAGCGCAGGATTGCTTGGGTCGTCTAACGCGCTAACTACTGGAGCAGGTGCCGGTACCCTTGCAGGCTACGGTGGCGCTGGTGATGTGTTGAACGCCGCAACCGGCGGAGTAATTACCGGCGCTGACGCCGCTACCGGGCTAGGTGCTGCCGCCGCTGGTGCAGCAACTGGGGCGGGGGCAGCCACTAACGCGCTGTCAGGCTACGGCGGCGCTGGCGATGTGCTAGACCCCGTAACTGGCTCTGTTATTAGCGCTGCTGACGCAGCAGCAATTACAAACGCTGGGTTTAATCTCAGTGATTTTGCCAAACTTGCCAAAGATTACGGTGTTCCGTTGTCTTTGCTGGCCAGCGCCTTTATGGGCTCCCGCGCGGCCACGGACGCTGCAAACATCCAAGCAGAGTCAGCCCGTGAGGCGCGTCAGCTTGCCCGTGACATCTTCAACGAGCAGAAGGCGCTGCAAGAGCCCTACCGCGCAGCCGGCATCACGGCGCAGAATCAGCTCCTTAACCTGCTCGGGCTGTCGGGCAACACGGCGGCTGCCGAATACGGCAAGTTTGCGCGTCCGTTTGGCATGTCAGACTTTCAGGCTGACCCCGGCTATGCGTTCCGGTTGAGCGAAGGTATGAAGGCGCTAGAGGCCAGCCGCGCCGCGAAGGGCGGTCTGCTGTCCGGCGCTACCGGCAAGGCGTTGCAGCGCTACGGTCAAGAGATGGGCTCGCAAGAGTACGGCAGCGCATTTAATCGGTTCCAAACCGAGCGCGCCAATAGGCTGAACCCGCTGGCTGGCTTGATGGCGTCGGGTCAGGCGGCAGCAGCAGGCCAAGCGGCAAACGCAGGCAACTACGCTACTACAGCCGGTAACCTGACAACTAGCATCGGAGCGGCCCAAGCGGCTGGCCAAGTGGGCATGACAAATGCCTTGACAGGGGCGTTAGGTCAGTACCTAAACTATTCAGCTAATCAAGACTTGGCAAACGCTTTGCGTCGGTCGTCGTACCTCCCGTAAGGAATAGCTATGCCGCTTCAACCAAACATCGCTTTGCAAGTGCAAGGGCTGCAACTGCCCGATCCGCTAGCCCAATCAGGTCGCGTAGCGCAGATCCAGAACGCCCTTCAGCAACAACGCATGGGCGAGATGCAGATCCAGAACGCTATGCGCGAGCAGCGGCGCAAAGGTGAGCTTGAGAAAATTTTGGGTGGGTTTGGGCCGGAAGCTAAAGCGGCTGAAATCTCACCTGCTTTGGTACGCGGCGGGTTCTTGACTGAGGCGCGCACTCTCATGCAGTCAGAAGCCCAGTTGGAAGAAACGCGCCGTAAGGCCCAAGAAGCCGAATACAAAGGAATGATTAGCAAAGCTGATCTTGTGGGTCGAGTGCTTGGCGCGGCTAGGGATCAAGATTCGTTTGATTTTGCGATTAAGAAATTGTCAGAGCAGGGTATCTTCACGCCTGCCGACGTACAGTTTTTGGGGTCGACGTACGACTCGGCGCGCGTCAAGCAAATTCTCGACACCACCATGTCGCAGAAAGATCGGCTGGAAGCGGCGATCAAAGAGCGCCAGACCGCCGCCACAGAGTCGCAAGCTGCGACCGCATCAGCTAAGTTGCCTTTCGAGCGGCAGCGCGCTGAAGCGGCAATGATCTCTGCGCGTGCGGCGAAAGAGCGTGTCGGGCAAGATCAGCGAGGTCAAGACTTACAGCAGCAACGTATTGACATTGAACGTGAGCGTTTGCTACGAGATGAAAAACGATATGACCTTGATCAACGCCGAGTACGAATAGCAGAAGAAAATCAGCGCCGTCAAGCCGATCCCGAATATCAGCAAATGTTGGAGCGCGCCCGTGCAGCGGGGGCGGCCGCCGGCAAGAATGACCAAGTAGCAGCGGAGACGCTGCCAAAAGTGATTACAACGGCCGAAATGATGCTAGGCAACATCGACGCCATGATTGGCAAACCGGAAATAAAAGATCCGAAAACCGGCAAAGTGACTCAAGCGGCTACGCGCCCACACCCCGGCTTTGAGATGACTGTCGGCGCAACTTTGCTACCTGGAGCGCGATTTGTACCGGGCTCTCCGGCTGCTGATTTTCAAGCGCGCTTTGATCAGCTCAAAGGCGAAAGTTTCTTGCAGGCTTACGAGACACTTAAAGGTGGCGGCCAGATTACCAACATTGAAGGTGAAAAGGGTACGCAAGCCATTAATCGAATGTCCTTGGCGCAAAGCGAAAAAGAATTTATCGACGCGGCGCGAGAATTACAAGGCATCATTAAAAAAGGCGTTGAGCGCGCGCAATCAAGGGTTCGGTCAGCAGAGCCTCGCAGCGCTACGCCTCGCGGCAACGCAGCGACTACACCCGGCGAAAATGCAGTTGATTTTAAGGATTTAAGATAATGGACGTTCGGCTGCCTGACGGTACGGTTATTCGTAACGTGCCCGAAGGCACAACGAAAGCACAGCTTGTCGAAAAGCTGCGCAACAACGGCTATGACGTATCGGGGCTTGAAGCGCCTGCGCCGGAAATGCCCGCGCCGTCTGCCGCGCGTCTGTCCACCGCTGAAGCGATTCCTTTTATTTCGCCCGAAGCGCGCGCGTCAATTGCCCAAGCCGAGCGCAACATACGGGGCGGCATTGTAGAAGGGCTGGGCAGTATTGGGTCTACGGTCATTCGCCCGTTTGAGAGCGCTGCTGAGAACGCGCGTAGGCGCGCGCTGATCCAACAGTTTTCTACCGAAGTGCTAGGCGCTGAGCCAGACGCCACAGGGCGCACAGTAGGCCGCGTAGGCACTCAAATCGCAGGCACTGCGGGCCTTGGTCCCGCGCTGGGGGTAGGCGCCGCTCGGGCTGGTTTGCCAGGCTTGGCAAGAGCGCTTGAGACTGGCGGCTTTGTTGGCCCGTCTCTTCCCGCGCGCATGGGCGCAGGCGCTGCCGTAGGTGGCGGTGCTGCGGCTATGACTGGCGAAGACATCGAAACAGGGGCTGGCATTGGTGCGGTTGCTGGGCCTGCATTAAGCGGTCTTGTTAAGGCAGGCGCGAAAGGCACCGGCGCCGCAATGGACGTACTTAGCATGGGGCTGCCCCAACGCCGCGCGGTTAATGTGTTGCGGGAGGCGATTGGCGAGCAGAACATGCCAAACGCTATAGCAGCGCTCCGCGCAGCCGGCACTGGAATTCCTGACGAGGCGCTTGTTGGCGTGTCGCGCCCCGCGTTTATTTCGCTGGTCGATCTTGCAGCAAAGAAAGACCCAGACAACACAATTAACGCTCTTCGGCGCCTACAAGGTGAAGATCAAGTCAACGAGCTTGCGCGGATTGCAGGCGGCGTCACGCAGACCGAAGCCCGCGCAACTCGCGAGGCTACGAAACAAAACCTGCGCGGTTTGACCGCGCCGATGCGCGAGCAGGCGTTGAGTGAGGCTGGGCTGGCAGGGAAGTACGCGCCTGGGCTTGAGACTGACGTCTCACGTTTCCAAGGCGCCGCAACTGGCAAGGTCGAAGATGTTCGCATGCTAGAGCGCGCAAAGACTACCGCCAAAGCACGCGCAGGTGAAGAAGCCGCGCAGCCGCAAGTTCTCATGGGGCAACGCCCTGACCGCAGCGAGCGGCTAATGCAGATGGCAGACAATGCCGAAAATTACGCGGCAAAATCGGCTGATGAATCGCTGCTGTTTGGTGACGCGGCGCGCTTTGCCAAGTACCAACTGGACAGCTTAGAGGCCGAAGGGCTTAAACCGCTGCGCCCGGCTGACTTTATCGGCAAGGTCAAAGAACTTGGCAAGATTGACGAGATGGCCGGCAACGACCAATTCGAGGCCGCGCTTGGGAAGGTCATCCGCGACATTGAGAAGTGGACGAAGGCCGGCGGAATCATTTCCCCAGACGCGCTGTATGCGTTGCGTAAGAACTCTGTCAACAGTGCGATTGAGACTTTGTTCAAAGATCCAGACTCCCCCGCCGCCCGTCAGGTGGCAGCGGGCGTCTTGTCTCGCATCAAACCCATCATCGACGACGCCATCGAGGCGGCTGGCGGTAAAGGTTGGCGCAACTATCTGGATGCTTTCGAGTCTGGCATGACTGAAGTCAACCAGCAGAAGCTGGCGGCCAAAGCGCTCGACTTGTTCAAGCGTTCGCCTGACGAGTACGTGCGCTTGGTGCGCGGCGACAATCCGAAAGAGATTGAGAAGGTGTTCGGCGTCGGCAACTACGACATCGTTAAAGAGATGGGCGCTAAGTATCCAACGCTCAACAAACTGGCTGAAGGTGTTGAGCGGCGCGGTGCGATTGAAACGGCGGTCAAAGAAGGCCGAGAGCCAATCGAAGACATCTTGCAGCGTAACAGAGGCATGTTTAAATTGCCGGCATTGTTTGATCCAACTGTGACTGCGGGCAATCGTGTTCTTGCGATTTTGGGTGCAAAAGCCGACATTAAGACGATGGACGCTATTATCAAGTCGTTGCGCAGCAATGAAGACTTGCTCAAGGCGCTTGAGAAAGTCCCCGCAGTTCAGCGCAACAAGGTGCTAAAGGCGTTGTCAGACGACAGGTCATGGATTCCTACCGGCTCCGCAGTGACAGCAGGGGCGGCAGTTTCTGGAGCAGAGTGATGGCATCTATGAACGAAGTGGAGGCTCGCTTGTCAACGCATGAAGCGGTGTGCGCGGAACGATGGAAAGAGACGATCCTGCGCATCAAGCGGCTGGAGCATATCTTGATCGGCACTGCGGGCGCGATCATCATGCTGCTCTTGGGGCTCGTGTTAAAGGTGTGAGATGCTAGACCCAATCAGTCTGTTGGCGACTGCGACTGCCGTCTTCAACGGACTGAAGAAAGCGGTTGAGATTGGCCGAGAAGCCGAGGATGTCTTTGGCCAGCTTGGCAAGTGGGCCGGCGCCGTCAGTGACCTGCAAGAGTGGATGAACGGCGAGCAGGCCAAGCCCCCGCTCTTCAAAAAACTCACCTTTTCCAAATCAGCCACCGTTGAGGCGTTTGACGCCTACGCCGCCCAGGTCAAGATCAAGGAAATGGAAAAGACGCTGTACCACTGGTTCCACTACGGACCGCTCCAGCACCTTGGCCGCGACGGCTACGTTGAGTTTGTACAGATGCGGCGGCGCATCAAAGAGCAGCGCGAGAAGATGATTTACGAACAGATCAGGCGGCGCAAGAAGTTCATCAAGAACGCAAGTGATGCAGGTTTGATCGCCGTCGTAGTGGCCACAGGCGCGCTGATTCTCTTTCACATCGTCATGTTCATGGTGGATCGGTGGCCGGAATGATTGACTTACATAAAGCAATTGGTGCGGTGGCGGCTAGTATTGCTGCGCTCGGCGGCGGGTATACGTTGTTCGACAAGTTTGGCTGGGTGGATAGAACCATCATCGAGTGGGCACCGGAACACTTCCAGATTGAGCCTGCCAGTATTGGTGAGCCGATTTCGGTAACGGTAGCCAGAATCAAAAAGCGGGATGACTGCTCAGTCGAATCTTTTGTCCCGGCGATTAGAGATGGCAAGGGCGTAGTTTTAGAAGCGGTGTCGTCCAACCCTAAGTTCTCCGGCCCTGCCGGCCCAGACATTGATACCTTTACCTATTACCTGACGCTAAGAGAAACACCCGCGCCGGGAAAAGCTACGCTGCTGGCGACTATCAAGTACAAGTGCCCAGAAGGGGAAAAGGTGGTGACTTATCCACGGCACAAGAATCTTACGTTTCACCTAAAATGAACTACATCTTCGGCATCATCGTCTTGTTAATGACCGTCCTGATGTTGGCCCTTGCGGAGGTTAGTTACTGATGCTACCCATCGTCGCTGGTATCGTATCTACCCTCATCCAGAACAATCTGCCCAAGGTCGCGCAAGCGGTCGTGGACAAGGGGCTTGACTACGTGCAGGAGAAGACGGGCGTTGAACTTAAGCCCGACATGAACGCCGAAGACATCACGCGCCTACGTGAACGCGCGATGCAGCATGAAGAATTCATGGTCGAGCAGGCGAACAAGAACACGGCAGACGCCCGCGCGATGCAGATCGCGGCGCTCATCAACGGCAACGGCATCAGCCGATCGTTCGTCTACGTGCTGGCGACCTTCTGGTCGCTGGTCGCAGCGAGCTACATTTTTATGATTACGATGGTGACGATCCCCACCGACAACGTGCGCTTTGCTGACACGGTGCTGGGCTTCATCTTGGCGACCGTAGTGGCCACAATCCTCAACTTCTTCTTTGGCAGCAGCGCGGGCAGCAAGGCTAAGCAAGATACGATTGAGAGCAAGAAATGAAAGAGAACTGGGAACGGGCGCTGGCGGCTGTGCTGCATCACGAGGGCGGCTACGTAAATCACCCGTCCGATCCCGGCGGCATCACCAACTTGGGCTGCACCAAGGCGACGTGGGAGAAGTGGTGCGGTCGCCCCGTGACCGAGCAGGACATGCGCGCTCTCCAGCCCAGCGACGTGGCGCCGCTCTACAAGGAACGCTATTGGGACAAGGTGCGCGCCGACGATCTGCCGGCGGGTGTCGACTACGTGGTCTTCGATACCGCCATCAACTCAGGCCCAGGCCGCGCGGCCAAGCTCTTGCAAGAAGCAATCGGTGCAACGCCGGACGGCGCGATCGGCCCCATGACCCTCAAGGCCGTCGCTGCCATGCCGGCGTCTGACGTCATCAACAAGTTCCAAGACAATCGTCTTGTCTATCTTCAGACGCTACCCACTTGGCCCACGTTTGGCCGGGGCTGGGCACGGCGCGTCGAAGAAGGTCGGGCTGCGGCACTACAGATGTCTCAATGAGCTTGCTGATATACCACTGAGCCTTCCGCAAGTCCTCAACGCCGTTCTTCTGTTTCCAGCGCCACAAGTATTTGATGGCGTTGGCGGTGCAAACCGCATCAAGCCCTTCCAGCCCTGCGGTCGCTGACGCAAGCGCGTCGATGCATTCCACGCCGCCGCGTGTGTAGTGCGGCGGGTGGTTCACCATGTCTACCATTTAGCTTCTCCCAGTTCAGTCATCATATCCGCGTGCGTGCGGGTACGAGTTGAGCATCGGTCGGTCGTAGGTGGCACGCTGTTCGGCTGGTGCGGGAGCGGCTGGCGGGGGAACGGCCATGCGACAGATGTGCCAGGTGCGCTGTTGGGTGCGCGCGATTTTGCCTGCTTGTTCGAGATCATTGAGTGCCTTATTGACGGTTGCGTGGCTGTAGAGAAAGTAATCCGCAATCTGTTTGGGCGTTACGGGCGTCTTGCGGTCCTTCAAGTACCGCTCAACTTTGGTTGCTGCTGTCATGCTGGATTCCAATCTGATGGCGCAGCATCCGCGCCTCGACGACGACCGCTGCGCACAGGTCACGTGCGCGAGTGGGATCGTTGGCCATCATCGCTTCCCAAATCTCGTCCACGATCTGCTTCAAGTTTAGATAGCCTTCGCTGTAATCAACCACGTCCGACCTCCGATATGCGTGTGGGTTGTTGGGCGCGTGCCCACTTGTCATGGTACTCGGGAAGTTCCGACGGCGGCACCCAACCGTACCGGCGCCACGTCTTCTGCACGTCAGTCGCCACGCCTACGGCGTAGATTGCGTCGCACGTTTCAAGAGATCCAGCCTCTCGCGGGTAGTACGTAATGCTGCCGCCCGCATATGCATCCGCTCGATCAAAGACACACGCTTCTTGCCTGCCAGTTCCGCTTCGATCAGTTGCCATAGTTCGCTCTCCGTTAGTTGATTAAGCCTTCGTTGCAGTTCGCGCCAGTTCAATTCGTTTCTCCAGTTTTGCAATCTCCGCAAGCACCCGGTTGAGCGCGCGCTGAGCGGCGTTGAACTCCCGCTGCCGTATGCGCGCCTCGGCCCGAGCGGCCTTTAGCTGTTCAGTCCATCGGTTCATTTGAGCGCCTCTAGTGCCATATCAGATACCTCTCGTTTCTCATGTAAAGCCTTCCAAATCGTTTCATCCACCGTGCCCTCGGTCGTGAGCACATAGTTCAGCACGTCATGGCGCTGACCGCCTCGGTGCAGCCGACCGACCGCTTGTTCGTAAAGCTCCAGCGACCACGGCAGCGACATCCACACCATGCGGGATTGCCCTTGCAGGTTGAGCCCGTGGCCGGCAGACGCAGGGTGAACCGCCAGCATCTCGATCTGCCCCGCGTTCCACCGCGCAATCGAGTCGTCGTTCACCAGCGTCTGCAAACGCGGAAAGCGCGCCTGTAGCCCAGCCAGCTCGGCCTTGAACTGATACCAGACGAGCATGGGCGCGCGCTGATTCTCGGCGTGCAGGTCCGCGACCGCATCGAGCTTGTGGTCTGACAGCCAGACGGTTTGTCGGGCCGTGTCGTAGACAAACCCAGCGCTCATCTGCTGGAGCTTGGACGTCACCGCCGCGGCGTTGGCGGCGATGACCTCGGCGTTGGGGTAGATGAGCGCCATCTCGCGTTTGAGCGTCTTGTAGGGCTCCATAGGCATCTGGAGCTTGATCGGTAGCGTGTGCAGCGGCGGTAGCGTGTCGCGGTACTCATGCGACTCCAGCACGTACGTCCACGGACGGATGCGCTGCATGACCGCCTCAAGCGCGCCTGGTAGCGGCACGTAGTCGCCGAAGTCACGGTTGACGCAGTGAAAGTATTGCTGCAAGAAGGCGCCCTTGCTGCGGCCCAGCATCTGCTGATCGACGATCTTGCACTGGCCAAAAACGTCTTCAAGGCCGTTGCTGGTGAAGCTGCCGGTCAACCCCCACCGGATCTGCATGGGCTCGATGACCTTGTGCAGCGCCTTGAACCGTTTGCCTGACGGGTTCTTGAGCCGTGTCAGCTCGTCGAACACGACCGCATCAAAGTCGAGCGCTTGCTCCGACAGCCACAGCAGGTTGTCGTAGTTGGTCACAACCACTGGCGCGGCGGACGCAAGCGCTCGCGCCCGTTGGGCGGGCGAGCCGACGGCCACTGCGATCTCAAGACCTGGCGCCCAGAGCGCGGCTTCCGCCGGCCAGACCGACTGCGCGACCCGTAGCGGCGCGAGCACAAGAAAGCGCTTGGCGTGCCGCTCGTCCAGCATTGCTTTCATGGCCGTGAGCGCGGTCGCTGTCTTGCCTGCGCCAACCCACGCGAGGATCATCGCGCGGTCGTTGGCGAACAAGAAGTCTGCGGCCTCGTCTTGGTAAGGTCTAAGCCGCATTTTTTTCTTTTAGCTTTGCATCGACAATATAAACCAGCGCCTGCCAGTTTGTTTTGTCGCCGAAAGTGGCGCGATTAACCAGCGCACGCGCCTCGTCGTCTGTAAGCTCGACCCATTGGCGCGGTTGCTCAATGGCGGCGCGGAGGTTGTCCATCGCTGCGTCGATCTCACCCGGCAGAGCGATAGCGTTCTCGCCAATGCTGAGTTGATTGATTTGCTCCAACACTTCCAATGCCTGCTTCATAACTTCGATGCTCATCTCCGTCTCCACAA